TGCGCATCGAACTCATCACCGGCGGCGTGATTGACTTTTGGACGCTCGAGGACAAAGACGCGGGCCGTGGACGGAAGTACTCCCGCCTGGTGATCGACGAGGCCGCGCACGCCCGCTATCTGAAGGACGCTTGGGAACGGGCAATCAGCCCGACGCTGACTGACTTCGGCGGAGATGCGTGGTTTATCAGCACTCCGAACGGGATGAACTACTTCTACGAGCTGTTCAAGCGCGGTTGCGATCCGGCATATCAAGATTGGGCGAGCTTCCACATGCCGACCAGCGCCAACCCGCATATCGACCGGGCGGAGATCGAGCAAAAGCGCCGCGAGCTTCCTGACCTTGTTTTCCGCCAGGAATACTTGGCCGAGTTCGTCACATTCGGCGGCGGGCTGGTGAAGCCAGAAATGATCGCGGATGCGCCTTGCCCGCCCGGATTGCCCGTTGTGCTTGGCGTTGACCTCGCCATCAGCGAGCGAGCAGGCGCTGACTACACCGCCATCGTTGCGCTGGCTCGCGACCCCGAAACCGGCATCGTATACATCAAGGAAGCCGAGAGGCATCGGTGCGGGTTTCACGAGGTACTCCAGCGCATCAAGGCATCCGCTGCGCGCCACAGCCCGCGCGTGATCGCGGTCGAGCAGACGCAGTATCAGGCCGCCGTGGTGCAGGAACTGACGCGCACGACAACCCTGCCGGTGCGCGGCATCCGGCCCGACAAGGACAAGGTGACGCGATTCCTTCCGGTGCTGACCCGCTACGAACAGCGCATGATTCGGCACGATCCTTCAGGCGTGCCAGCGTGGTTCCGCGATGAATTGCTATCGTTTCCTGAGTGCGAGCACGACGATGCAGTCGACGCGCTCAGCCACGCCTTTTCTGCGATCGGAATGGCGGCGACCCGGCCCGTTGCTGCTGGTGGGAGGACGTTCTGATGATGCCGGAGATCGTCGATTTGCTCGGGCACGGTGCGGCTGCACGCCTTGCGCTTGCCTTCAATGGCCGAGAAATCCGTGTTCCTGTCCGCCACCAAGGCCGGACGTGGGACGCGCTGGTGCAGGCCATTGGAGAGCATGACGCCGCCCGGTTTTGCGAGTACTTCCAAGGCGAGCGGCTCTACATCTCCAGCAGCCAGCGGATGCACACCGAGCACAACCGACGCCGCGCAGCGGAGATGCGCGCGCAGGGCAAAAGCTGGTCTGATGTTGCGAAAGCACTCACGCGACCGACTGGATACACAGAGCGCGGAGCGCGCAAGTTGCTGGAGAAAAGCGGGTCTGCTGCATTCGCGTCGCTCCCGCTCTTTGGCGACGATGCTCCGGACTTAGTTCCGAACGGATGACGGAGCGGCAGGAAACATCATCGATCATCATGGCACAAGCACCGACTGCATACACATCAGCTGTCTCCATCGAGCGTGCGCTTGCCCGATTCGGTTGGCTCGGGGACGCCGATGAAGTCCTGGCCCAGCTTGGTATCGACCGCACCAGGCTCCGCAGGATCGCGGACGATGATGAGGTATCTGCCGCACTCGAAACGCGCCGAGACGCCGCGCTCAATACACCGTGGCGCATCGAGCACGACCAATCTCGCGCACGCAAGTTCTTTGAGGATGCGGCAGCGTGCGCTATCCCGGCAATCATGTCGGCAGCTTGGGGCGCGGTGCCATATGGATACAGCGTATTCGAGGTGGTCTACGCTGACGCCGGAGGCGGGCGGATCGCCATCGGCAGCATCATCGAGTGCCCGTTCGAGTGGTTCATGCTGCGGCCTGACGGCACGCTGCTTTGGAGAAACGACCTAACTCAAACCGACCCGCGTAAGTTCTTCGCCATCGTGCACCAGGGCAGCTTGCGCAAGCCGATGGGCGAGGCGCTGCTGGCAAAAGCCTATTGGCCGTGGTACTTCCGCACCCACGGCTGGCGCTTTTGGGCGAAGTTCTTGGAGCAGGCCGCCGTTCCGCTGCTCGTCGGGCGCACGCTCTCTGACAAGCAGGCGATGGTGGAGATGCTGCGCAGCCTATCGAGCGGGCCTGTTGCCGCGCTCGACCGGGATGAAGAAATCGTCTCGGTCGATACGCCGGGCAACAGCCCCAACAAGTTCACCGAGTTCGAGATTGCCTGCACCCGCCGAATCCAGCGCCTGATCCTTGGTCAGACGCTCACCAGCGGAACCGACGGCGGAAGCGGCAATCGCGCATTGGGCGAGGTGCATGACGAAATCCGCCAGGAAAAGCGCCGTGCCGATATTCGGCTGCTCACCGAGGCGGTTCAGCGTGTGCTCGATACCTTGGCCGCGCTCAATGCCTTGCCAGCGCCTCGATTCGTCATGGAGGATGAAGCTGGGCTGCAAATGGACCGCGCCAAGCGCGATGAAATCTTGGTCAGGTCTGGCATGCTCCAGTTCACGCGGCGCTACCTTGAGGAGAAATACGGCTTCGAGCCGGACGACTTCAACGAACTCACGCCGGATCAGGCGGCGGCAGTGGCAGACGTTGGCGTCGTGGCCAGCGGAGAACCAGGGCAATCGGTAGGAGCTGGCATGGCGGCAACATTCGCCACACCAGACGCCCCGCATAAGCCAGACCGCCCGCGCTTCACCGCAGGGCAGCAGGCCATCGAGGATGAGATCGAGCGAATCCTGCCGTCCGTCGGCAGCCCGATCGATTCCGCAGCGATCAAGTCAGCAATCATGGGCGCGGAAAGCGTGCAAGACCTGTACGAGCGCTTGGCCGTCGCTATGCGCGATGCTGATACGGCTAAGTTCGGTCAGGTGTTCGAGCGAGCGCTATTCGCCGCCGATGTGATGGGTTATCTGCACGCCGGGGGCAAGGCGCAAAAGAGCGCAGATTCCGAATCTGAGCAAACGCCTAGCGCGGATGAAGCGCGGCCAGCGCAGTGAAGAACTGCCATGCCTGTGAAGGTTCCACTCGACGACCCGGCGTCGAAAATAATCGCCGATCTGCGCAGTCAAAACGTCACGCTTCCAGAGATTTTCTACGCTCTGGAAGCCGAAAAGCGCACTCAGTCGTTCACCGTCTCTGGCCTTGCAAAGCTGGATCAGATTCAGCGCGTGGCAGATGAGCTTTCCCGCCATGTCGCAGACGGCGGCACGTTGCGAGACTTCCAGAAATGGGCAGAGAGCCAGGATTGGTCGCTTCCGGATCACCGCCTTGAAACGATCTGCCGAAACGCGGTGCAGACGGCCTACAACGCAGGGCACTGGCGTAGCTTCGAGGAAACGAAGGCCACCCGACCATTCCTGATGTACGACGCCATCAACGACAGCCGCACGCGACCGTCTCATTTGGCGCTCGACGGCACGATTAGACCGGTTGATGACCCGTTTTGGGACACCCATTCGCCACCGCTCGGGTTTCGATGCCGGTGCACCCTGCGTTCTCTGTCTGCCGACCAAGCGCGCGGGCGCGGGGGAGTGACGCAAAACCCGCCCGCTGAAGGCGTTGCAGATCCAGGGTGGGGCGCGAAGCCGACGGTATGGTCGGACACGCTCGAAACCGTCTCGGAACAGAAGCTTGGCACGCTACAGGCATCAATGACAAACGCCGCTCTCAATACAGGAATGCAAATCGCGGCGGTCGAGATAGTCATTGCGATGATCCGCGAAATTCTCTCCGGGAACGATAGCGTGGGAACCTGATCCCGGCTCAATCAATGGCTGGCGCGCCCATCATCGGGCGCATGAAAAACAAGCCAATTGCGCTGAGGTTCGCGGCAACGCCAGTCGCTGGATCGCCGCGCCGATTCTCCGGAGTCGCGTATTCAGGAGGAGTTATTCCGAGCTACGGTTGGCTCGGAGACGTTGCCATTGACCTTGATTCGCTGAAGAACGATCAAGGCGAAGAACTGCCGATCCTGGTCGACCACGACCAGAGCATCGACGGAATCGCGGGCAAGGGCCGAATCTTCAAAACCACCGGCTCGGACGGGCTGCCGTTCCTCTCCGTCGAGGGCGAGCTTTCGCAGGCAACAGAGGCCGGGAACAAGATCGCCGCGCTGTTCGCCGAGGGATTCCCAGTGCAACTGTCGGTCGGGATGCAAGCCAACGTGCGCGAGGTGTCCGAGCCGACCACGGTAAACGGGCGAGCAATGGATGTGTCCGCAATCTTCGAGGACGCCACCGTTCGGGAGGTGTCGTTTGTACCCGTTGGGGCCGACCCGAACACCCAGGCGCAAGCCTTTTCAGCCTCCGCACCAGCAACCCCAAAGGAGAAACCAGACATGTGAGATAGCCCCCTGAATCCCCGGACCTGTCCTATCGCTTATCTCTGAAGACAGGAGTAGGACTATGAGTACGACCAGGCATACCGATACTGTTGAAGT